TGCAACTTCATGTGCGGTTAACATCTCAACAAAATCATTATCTTTGGAATTATCGTTCATAACCTCTCCTTTTAATTTAAAAACGTATAATGGCATTATATAAGAAACAAATCAACTAATATTGTTTTTCGTTAATAAAAAACATTTCATTTTATTTGAAATAAAATGTTGACTTTAGTTTAAAGTCGCATATAATCGAATTTGTAAGTTAGTTTTGACTTACCAACAAAAGGAGATTTGTTATGGATTATTTTCTTAGTAAGATTAGAAATGATATTTTCGATTTGTTTTCCTCTGGATATAAGAATTTCGATTCTTTATCAACATCTGATAAATTCGGTATAATTAAAGATTATATGTTAATGAAGGAATATTCTTATTTAGAGGTTATGGAAGCCTTGATTATGTCTAAATTTGAAAGCGAATGTTTCAAAGCTAATAACGACATTTCACTCGATTTGCCTGACGATTCAGATTCAGAAATTGACTTAATGTTTATAAATCATGTCTGCACAGACAAGAGGCCATCAAATAGAATTGACATCATATTTAATGACGCTTTTATAGAATCGATAGAAGATTTTACGAATAAAATATTTGATTTTTATTCGGATGCAAAAAACGAACCTTATTATCATGGTTATGGTTACAAGGAGATAAACCGATGAGCGATTATATGGACGAATTCTTAATGCAAGACCAAGATGATAATTGGGGTCAACTTGAATGCGAAACACAAGATTGGTTTCAAGAAGTTACTGTATTGACAAGTAAATTAGCAAAAAACGATGAGTTCTATAACATGCCAACTGAGTTTGATTAGAAGGAATATGAGAAATGAGAGATAAATACGAGACATTCATCAAATCATCTTTATTCGTTATAACTGCATTTATAGTAATAAATGCAGTATTTGTAATCTTTAATTTGTAAACATAAATAAAAGGAGTTAAAATGAGTAATGCTATTCTAATAATAGGTGGATCTGGAACAGGGAAAAGTTCAAGTATAAGAACACTTAATCCTTCCGAAACATACATAGTCAATGTTTTAAATAAATCACTCCCATTCCGTGGATGGAAATCAAAATATAAATGTCAGCCTGGTGGTAATTTAGGGCGAACAGATAATATAGAAAAGATAACAAATCTAATGTTAGGAATTTCTCAAAACAGGCCGGATATTAAAAATATAATTATTGATGATTTTCACTTTACTATGGCTAATGAATTTATGCGTCGAGCAAAAGAAGGAAATTATAATAAATTCATAGATATTGGCTTCAATACATTTTCTATATTGGATCATGCTTTATCTTTAAGAGAAGACATAACCGTAATCTTTCTATGTCATGCTGAAGTAAATAAAAAAGGTTTTTCTACAATTAAAACTTTAGGAGAAATGACTAAGAAATATGTTGATGTCGAAGCGAAAGCTACCGTTATTTTGCATACTATTGTATTCGATGAAGGAGAGCCTAATGAAAGATATAAATTTATAACTAATATAAACTCTGAATATTTAGCGAAATCTCCTGATGGTATGTTTGATTCTCTTTACATACCAAATGATTTAAATTTCGTTCTAAAACAAATAGAAAAATATGATAATGATGAATCTGAATATGAATCAGAAGTTGATTCACTAGAAAGCAAAAATGAAGAATCATTTGATTCGCCAATAGAAGTTATTGAAGAAATTACTATTTAGGAGAAATGAGAATGTTCATGAAAGAATTGTTTAAGTATACAAAAAGAGAAAAAAATAAAGAAGACAATGCGCAAACTTTAATAGACGCTTTAAAGAATGAATTACAAGAAAATATGGCTAATTGCGATGACAATCAACTGCAAGCAGTCATCGATGGAATGAGTGGCTTAATTAAGTTATTGAGAATTAGTGTATGGGATGAAATGGAAAAAAGAAAATTAGATAAAAATAAAGCTTCTTTTGGTTTACCTGAAGTTATCTGTGATGAAGAATTCCATTTGATTGGGTTTCAAATTGATGCCGATCACGTTGAAGATGAACAGACAGATTTACGTACAGATGAACAAAAACATAACCAAGAATTTATTTTACATTTTGTGATGGAAAGTTTGAAGGATAAGTTACACGAAAAAACTATAAAAGTTTATCTATCGAAAGAAAATCTTAAATTATTTTCATCTGATATTCGAAAAAAATTAAATAAATGAAACAAAAAGCCTTGCACGCTTAATCTAAATTTATTAAAAATAATGGGAGGTGATAAATTGAATAAGAAATTAGGGCAATATTCATTGCTAGCAGGAGCTATCAAATCAATGTTTGATGAAACTCAAAATCAAAGAATTTATAACTTAATATTTGAATTAACTGATGGCGAAAAACTTTATGAAATAGAAATTGCTTGCTTAAGTGATAATTTTGAAATTTTAGCAGGGCATATCCAACAAGCAATTAAAGAATGCAAAGCAATTGATTCAAAAGGAAATAACAATGCAACTACTCACTGAATTTTTATCTAAATTAGAAAAAGACATTCTTGAAGGTGATGATGAGGATTTGCTTCATCATATACATGCAATAGAAAATATCATCAATTCTTTAGTTAACTTTAAACAAAACCTAGAATCAGAATTAGATAAAAGAACATCAAATTTTGTGAGTGAAAATCATAAAGAACGTCCTGGTATTATTGAATATCACAAAACAGCTAAAGAACTTTATGCTATAAATTATTTTAAAGGGGGCGTTCTAAGTAGAGAAGGCAAAATGGATCCTTTAATAAATTTTGGTTTTGAAAAAATAATTGGCGGTGAAAAAATTGATGTAAAATGTGTAACTTCCATAGAAATTTTAATGTCTATAAGAGATGGCATAAATAGTTCTATAGAATTATTTGAAAAAAAACCTGATAATTCACATCTAAATTAAAGGAGAAAATAATGGCAGCATTAAATTTTAAATGCACTGATTATGAAGCAAAGGCAATCGATTATCCTCTTTTACCAAAAGGAGAATTTATAGCCGAAATAATTGATATCGAACTAAAAAAAACAAATTTAGCCATAAAAAATGATACAAATGATTGTTATTTGAATATTACATTCAAAATATTGACAGAGGCATTTTCAGGAAGATTTGTTTGGGATAAGTTGAATATTGTCAATTCAGGAACTCATAAAAAAGAAGTTGAAGAAATTGGTCGCGGAACATTAAGAACAATTGCAAAAATTCTAAATTTAGAAGATGTATTAGACAGAACAATGGATACTGATTGCTTAATTGGAGGCACATTAGGAATTAAGGTTGATGTTTCTGAATTTATCGATAAAAAGACAAATCAAGAAAAGAAATCAAATATTATTAAATCTTATAAAGATCCAAAGCATGTTAAGGCTAATCCGATGAGCAATAGAGGTAACTTAGCAGCGGTATTCAATAGTCCGGCAAATGAAAGTGGGATGCGATTTCCGCATCGTGAAGAGATTCAAGGTGACAGAGAAATTAATGATGATATCCCTTTTTGATAAGGAAACAAAAAATGACTTTTAATGAATTGACTGAAAATTTAGATGGCGCCTACCACGCAAATAAAGATTACACAATAAAAGATGAGGACTTATTTTATCTTTATGCGGTAATTGGAAAAAAAATACAGCAAAGATTTTTTGAGGTAAAACAAAGTTACTCAGATTTAATAAAGGCAGCCGATCATGTTAAAAAGGTAACAGATATCATGATGGGCGAAACACCTTTTTAAGGAAATAAAATGAAAAAACTTAAACTTGTAGAAATACCAGAGGGCTGTATTGATTATGATGACAGAATAATTAGAGATTGTTACATATTTGAAGTTTATTCAGATGATAAAAATTTTACAAGGCCAATATGTAGATTTGAATTTATAGAAGAATTATTTGATATAATAAATTTATATAGTTTAATAAATGATCCTGATATCTATATTCTAAGTAAAAGATTCGCCCTTATTGAAGGCGAAAATAATGAAAGATGATATGGAATTTATACATATAAAAGGGAGTCCATATACGAAAATTTGTAAACCTTTGGATTATATTGTTGTTAACAATATACTATTTCAAGTTATTAATAAAGTATGGTCAGATAGTAATGGAGATGCAATTTTTGAAGTCAGATATATAGGAGAAAATGAAGTGCCTTCTAAATCAAAGAAACAAGCAAAACTAATGGCAGCAGCTGCTCATTCACCAGAATTTGCAAAGAAAGTTGGTGTAAAACTATCGGTAGCAAAAGAATTTAATGAAGCTGATGCAGGAACCGGAATACTTAAGAAAAATAATAAAGCTTATAAAAAAGGAAAAAGAGGGAGATATAAATAATGGATATTTTTTCGGAAGATTATCTTGGAAACTTAGAAGAATTTCTTAATGAATTATATGATGATTTAATATGGGCAGATGAACATGGTAGAAGTGTTCCTCTATTTGCAGAGCATTGCAAAAATATAAAAAGAATAATTTCTCATATTAATTTAAAGCTAGATATTATTCAACTAGAGAAATTAAAATTGGATTGTGAACAGCTGATTAATGAAGACGGTCAGCGGAGTGGGAGATCAACACTCACTTAGTGGGAGAACTAAGGTGGCAAACATAGATGCAATGGCTATGCGCTGACCGAAAATAAATGATATCAACTATTGGGAGAAAATTCAAATGTCAATTCCACTTTATAAGATAACTCAACAATATTTATCTGCTATAAATGGCCTAATTGAGAAAGAAAACGATATTGATTATCAATCTATATCCGACACACTTAGTGCTATACAAGATGAATTTGACCATAAAGTCCTTAATATTTCTGCCTATTTAAAAAATATGGATACAGATATAAAGGCGATGCGTGAATATGAAGATTCCATGCGAAAAAGAAGAGAGGCTGCTCAAAAGAAATATGATTCTATCTATAAATATTTAAAGAATAATCTTATTGAAACTGGAGTAGAGCGTGTATACGGTACTGAGTTCAATGTAATGATTTTTAAATCGCCTCCATCTTTAAAAATTGAAGATGAAGATAAGATTTCATCTGATTATAAAACTATAGATTCACGCTTGGTTATAGATAAGAAAAAAATAAAAGAAGATTTATTGGCTGGAAAAGAAGTTGAGTTTGCAAGTTTGCAACAAGGATTCTATCTAAAAATTAAATAAGGATAAAAAATGAATAAAATACTAGATTACGAATATAACCCTCAATTTGCAAAAATACAAATCACTGACCAAGAAGCATCCGATAAGTTAGATTTGATATGGAAAAAAGAGGGGGCAGAAAAACGAAGGGCTTTTACACAATGGCTACAAGATAATAAGGATTCACTTACTGTAATAGGAGATATAGAAATTGATTTATTTTCTGACGATTCTGCTAACGAAAATTTCTGATGCCTCACAACAAATGGTGCTTGTTCCATTAGGTTACAACGGTATCTGTTCCGTGACAAAATTAGATACCAACGTTGAGATAGCATTCGAATGGCTATTTTTAATAGCGCTTGCCATGGCTTTTGGTATAGTCCTCTATGGGTTATATGAAGCAATACTTGGCTAAATGATTTCTGTTTGATCACCAAAATAATAATCCATAATATCAACTTATTATCTTTGAAATTAATAAAAAAAATAGTAGTTATCCACAGAAATTGTGAATAACTTTTTCATAAAAGTGTGAGATATATCTCACAAATAAAGGAGTCATAAATGCCTTGTCGTACAGGAGATGAAGAATGTTATATAAATCCAAAAGAATCTGGTTTTAATCACAATAGTAAAGTAGCCGAGATGTTATGTTCAATAATTTCAAATATTGGAATTAATGAAATTATTCTTCTTCTTAAAAAGAAAGCTGATGAATATGACAAATCAAAAGTTACAAATTGCATTGATATGAATATAAATGAAATTAAAAAATGGTGGGAAGAACATGCAGAAAGAGATGAAATGTTAGCCGAAAGAGACTTTATAAATCATTTACATGTTTGCGCTGAACAATATCTAAATTCATTGTCATCATATAACAGGAAATTAATTAAATATTACGACCTTAATTTAAAAATTAACGAAAATGATAACTGAGGAGTTTTTAAATATGATTTTCATAGCATTTCTAATTTTAATAATCCAAATTATAATGGCATTTAAATTCCCTGAGAATTATTTAATACAATTTCTTCTGTCATCTTTAATTTTTACTATACTTATTGCGAGTTCCAATAAAAGGGTAGAATTAGTAATAAATACAACTGCTGATGGAAAAGCAATTATAGGGAGAGTTGATTGAAAGATTTAATAAAAATAATAACATGTGTTTTTGCTTTTTGGTTATTTTGGATTTTCGGTTTATTAATAACATGTATTATTAGTTTTTATGCTGTCTATTTTGCAATCATTAAACCTGTACTCATTCCTCTTTTTAAATATATAATACATTGACGTGGACAAAAAACTTTTATTTTTGGGGACTTATTAAATGGCTGCTATCAAAGAGATAATTTCTTCCGCAATGCCTTTCATCGGGTCATTGTTGGGGGGGCCGATTGGTGGAAAGGCTGGCGAGTTTTTAGCGCAGGCTTTGACAGGTAATAAGTTTGCAAGTCAAGATGATATAGAAAAAGCTTTTTTATCTGCATCTGCCAATGTTGATAAATTACTTGAGCTAAAGAAACTTGATGAGCAATATAAGGAGAAAGTACTTTCTACTTATGTAGAAAACTTAAGGTTTGAAAATGAAGACAGAGATAGTGCCAGGAAAGCGCAAGTGGAAAATGTGAAGGTTCACTCCCTGAATATGCCAGCAATTCTTTCCTTAATCATTATCCCAGGATTCTTTCTAGTACTTTTATTAATTATGATGTATCCCGTTCAAGAGCCATCACGCAATGTAATTGATTTGCTAATTGGATTTTTGGGCGGTTCCCTCGGGCAAGTTATCGCCTTTTATTTTGGGACAACACACGGGTCTTTGGAGAAGACCCGTTTAATGTTTACTAAGATACAGACACCATTAAAAATAAATAATGAGTATAAAAAATGAATGAGTCTATATCAGATACAATTAACCCTCGGGCTAAGTTGGAAGAATATGGATATATTTTAGATAAAGAATTTGAATGTGGATGTGTAATGTATTATTTCTTTTGGAAAATTACAGGTAAAAAAGAATTTGAAAGAATTTTTTGTAAGGATCATGAATTTGTAATGGGTTATTTTTAATAACGATATGTAGAAAAAATAAAAGGCGATAGCACTGAATAATATAGCGCATATCGCCTTTATATATTAATTAGAATAACCAGGTAATCGTAACTGCTGGAGAAACAGCCGTAATAGTACCGAAATTAATACCAGCTGAACTTATAGCTGTAACAGTATCATTAACTAAGACTAATCCTGGAGTGGCTCCAAAATAAGCTGGGAAATATCCAGGCGTCATTATAGCCGCTAATGTGTCTAAAGGTTGATTGTAACCATTTGGTCTAGGTGTTGCAGGTTGATTTGGAATTGTCCTAGCAAACTGCCATTTGCTTTTATCGTACATTTTTAAATCCTCACATAGTTGTAAAAATAATTATAAAGTTTGATCGTAGTCAAAGCAAAATGAAAATGCGCCTGCATCACCAAGTGCCTGGAAAAATCCACCAGCATATCCAACTGTAAATGCAAGATCCCCATTAGTATTAATGGTTAATATACCATCAACTGTAAGACTATTATCTTGAACTAAGGCTGGGGCATTTACTTGAGTTGTAGGTCTAGCAAAAACTGGAACAGCTCCATTGGAATGAATTGTTTGACCAGCTATTGTTGAAGGAACGGCATTTATATGATTCAAAACTAGACGAACAATATTTTCAGTTTTCTGAATTCTAATTGCTCCTGGCTGAGGGGCTGCATATGGACCAGTCCAAGAAATTCCAGCGTTATATTCTTCATAATTACTGATTGTTCCACTATCAGGCGTTAAATCCCATTTTAGTCCACCTTTTACAATAGTAGGAACTGCTGGCTGCCCAAGTTGGAGCGATAATACTGAAGTGCTACCAATTTTTAATGGAAATAATGTACCTATTTGATCAACTTTATTAGTAACCAAACCTGTGGTGGCGGCCGCTGTATCTTGGCCAATAGAAGTTAATCCATCATAAACACCATGAATTGTAAGTGCCCCACCATTTACAGCATTTGTAATATTAGGGGTAATTACTTGAAACATTAATACATTAGCCGTAGCACCACCAATTGTTATTGTGGATGTTTGATTATTTCCAATAAACATCTGGTCAGCCGGAGCTATTCCTTCAATAATATTAACTCTAATTCCTCCTGGGAATGTATCATCAGAAGAAGTATTAATAGTTACAATATCAACTGCGGTCAGTCGACCAAAAGTAAAAGAATCAGTGCCAACCAATAAAATTATATCTCCTACCTTAATGTCTGTTTCATCAAAACCACAAAAAGGAGGAAAATAACCAGGCGCAATTATCTGAGCTATTGTATCTTCATCAGATATATAACTTTGAAGTGTGGTAGACAGAGGGGAAGCTTGTGAATTATAGGTTCCTCTGTTAGACTGCATTCTTGAAAAATTAAACATTTAATGGCTCCTTAAAATTATGCTATTCTAAAATAGTAGTATATTCTATTTGTCAAACTTTATATATGAATTGTAATTTTTTTATCAAAAATCTTCGCCATTATCCCATTCTCTCATCAATTTAGAATAGTAAGCTTCTCGTTCTTTCAATCCATTTAAACCACCGTTTATTTTTTTTGTCATCGATTTAATGTCGCAACAATCTGCAAAGTAGTTTAAATTATTTTGCTTCCAAAATTCACAAGCTGCCTGAATTCCATTATTTATATCTAATAACAAATCTGGATTATCAATTAAATTAAGGCCAAGCAAATCGCCATAAATTTTATAATTGTAACGGCCAGAAATCTGAATTGGTCCGCGCCCTTTATAAGTATAGCCATCGCCAATTTGAGTATTACCAAGCATCTTCCCAATTTTTGTAGATGGCTCATACTTCTCGAAATAAGCTTTTCCACCAATTTCTTTCAGATAACCAAACCCACCACTCTCATGCGCACATTGAGCCAGAAACCCACATACTCGTAATTTTTTATCCATTTCATATGCGGGAAGCCATCTTCTTAAAGCAGAAATTAACTTTTTAATAAAAAAATCGCTAACACTCTTTGCACAAATCGATTTAATCAAATCAAATTCATTTTTAAGCATTAGATAGTTCTAATTTTTATAGATTGAGTAGGAAATCCCGCGGTGCCTCCAATTGAAAAAGGCACAGCATCTAATCGGAAAACTTTTACAGACCCATCGGTTTTGAGTAACATATGGCCAATTTCAGACACACTATTATCCATTACTTCAATCGGCACAACAAAATCAACCGTCGGGAAAACTTCAGGAATAACAGGTGAGACAAATGATATAAACGGACCGCCAATTGAAGTATCAAATCCAGATGGAAAAGTCATTAAGCATTCGTTACCTTGTTTAACGAAATCAATTAAAACAGACTGATTTAAAGCCCATATCCCAGTATATTCATTACTTTGAGTAGTAATAGATTGCGTTACTAAATTGCCAGGGAAATCACTAAATGCAATTAATCCTACAGGCGCAACACTAGTAATAAAAGCAAATAACCTAATATCTCCTGTAATAAGCATCAAAACATCATCTGTTCTTACGCGATCTGGATCGAAACCAAAAAAATCTGGAAAATAACCAGACATTATAGCGCCTAATAAATCAGGTGTTTTATAAGTATGGAGGGCTGATGCGGCGCCATAACCAGGCGCATTATAAACGCCAGACGCTGTAAAAAATGTTGAAGGAGTATATGGCATTTTATTTTCTCTATATTAAATATTTAAACGCCGCCATAAACAAATATGCCGGTAGCTGTTGTTCCTGCAGCCACAATCATTATGCCTACTGCATAATATTGAACGCCAGGTATACATGCGGGCATTAAAAATGTATTTCCTGCTCTATCACGAATTACTACATCTCCGCCTACTCGAATCATAAATGAACTAAAAATCCATGGATTTTCTACGTCGGGCGTTATAGCTGTTAAAAATCCAATTGATGCAAATG